TTAGTGTAAGTGGGGTTACTGGAATAGAATTTTTGGTTAAAGGTATTGATAGTACTGGATCAAAATATTCAGTTGCAACAGTTACTGCGGTCACGGATGGTTCTAATGTAGATTACGCAACATTTGGTACAGTTAACTTAGGTGGACAAACAGGTGCCCTTGCAGTAAATGTAGTTTCTGGAAATGTAGCTTTACAAGTAACTCCTGCAAGCAGTAACAGTACAGTTTGGACAACACAAGTAAGATTTATTTAAGAAGTAACAAATGGCAATAAGACCTTTTAATTCAGCAGGCGGTTATAGTGTAGGTGAAGGTGACAACCGTGTTCTATTTGATGCCGACGGCAACCTATTAGATACATCACAAAACATTATCTACGTTGGTAAAAACGGTAATGATAGTAATAACGGTAGTATTAATAGCCCGTTCTTAACTATCAAAGCCGCACTGACTGCGGCTGCCGCTGGAAACATTTCAGTTCACGTTGCCCCGGGTACTTATACTGAAGTTAATCCTATTACTATTCCCGCTAATGTATCATTGATGGGTGACAACTTAAGAAGTGTATTTGTAGTACCACAAACTCCATCCTCTGATTTGTTCTATGTAAAAAATGGTTCTTATGTTTGGGGCATTACAATTAAAGACTATACGGCTAATGGATTTAGTTATGACCCGTCAACTCCTTCACAAAATGTATTTGTAAGTCCATACATACAAAACTTAACATCAAGTACTACAACAGGTACTGCTGTTTATATTGATGGAAACAACGTTAGTAGCATCAGTACTAAGGCAATGATTGTAGGCTTCTTTACGATTATTAATCGTGGCGGTAAAGGTATTCATATTGTAAACTCAGGTTACAGTCAGTTAGTTAACATTTACACTATTGCGTGTGATATTGGTATTGAAGTAGAGTCAGGCGGATTCTGTACATTAAACGGCAGTGATTGTTCTATTGGTAACTATGGTTTAATAGCTGACGGTGTTGGACCATTACAAACATCTGGATTATTAGAATCAGAACAGTTTGGAACGTTTGTACTTAATACTTTGACTAATGGTCAACCACACGTAAATACTGTTATGCTTATTGATGGGGATCCAACTTATTATACCATTGATACTATTTTACCTAATCAACCAAGTGCTGGAAAATCAACAGTAGTAATACAACAGGTTTATACCGGGACTCCGGCACCTGGTACAAATATTGAATTTTTTGTAAGAAGCTCAATCATAGCAAGTGCTCATACATTTGAATACGTAGGTGCCGGAACTAATCCTGCAACAGCATTACCGCAATATGGTGGTATACCAATTGAAGCAAATGAAGTCATAGCTACAAATGGGGGAGTTATAACATTTACAAGTACAGATCAAAAAGGAAATTTTAAAGTAGGTGATGGATTTACCATCAGTCAAGCTACTGGTACTATTACAGGTACCGATTTTTATGTAAGTTTATTTGCTCAAATGACACCATTTATATTGGCGTTAGGTAGCGATTAAATATAATAAAGGAATAACATGCCAGCCGCATTAAATAATTTTAGAACAACGTTAGAGGATTTGACAACGACTACAGCCAATGTATATACTCCACCTGTGGGGTATTCCACTGTTGTTTTGATGGCACAAGTTAGTAATACTGGTAACAGTACTGTACAAATATCAGCTGGAGTTAATCGTTCAAACAATTATACATCTCTTATTAATCTAGCTAGCGTTCCGGTCAATGACGCTATTACAGTACTAACCGGACGATTAATTTTAAATTACGGAGATACATTGCAATTTACAAGTAGTGCCAATGCCAGCTCACAGTTGGTGTTAAGTTATTTAGAAACATTGGTTACCGGATCATAAAATATGGCATTAAACAACTCAAAACTGTTAAGTGGTCGAGCACCGGTTACTCCCTATAGTAATCTGTCAAGTGACCGCTATCAGTTCTTAGGACTTAGTGAAGCAGAACCAAGTCTTGGTGCGGGTGCAAATAACTCAGTATTGACAATAAGCACAAGCAATACTAGAGTTTGGAGTAACTCTCTTAGTATAAGTTCATTAACAGTTAATGGTGTAAGCAATCTTGGTAATGTTGGTAATGTAATAATTACAGGTGGTACAAACGGTTTCTATTTACAAACAGATGGATCTGGTAACTTAAATTGGGCGTCAGTTCCAACAGGTACAGAAATCAGCAATGGTAATAGTAGCGTAACTATACCAGTAGCTAGCGGTAATGTTGTTACTACTGCTAATGGTAATATAATACTGACTATTACTGAAACTGGTGCAAACGTTGCAGGCACATTAGATGTTACTGGAGTAAGTAATCTAGGTCCTATAGGTAATGTAAGAATTACAGGTGGTAATAGTGGTCAAGTTATTTCTACTGATGGTTTAGGTAATTTGACATTTATAGACACGGCAGTCAGTAATACTGCCGCGCCAATGCCCTTTGTTATCCCGGTTGGTGAATCATATACTGTACCTAATAACTTCCAAGGCTTATTCACCGTACCAATCACTATTGACGGTACTTTTGAAATAGATGGTATTCTTGCTGAAGTTGGTACGGCTATCAACTCACTTAATAGTCAAATTATATTTGATGATAACGGTGAACTAACCGGTAATACTGGATTCACATTCGACCAAACATCTGGTAATCTAGCAGTCCCCGGTGCTGGTATATTTACCGGGGCACTATTACCCTCAGCAAACATTACATATGATTTAGGTAGTAATACACAACGTTGGAAAGATTTATATCTAGCCAATAATACAATTTTTATCGGTACTAGTACAATTAATACTGATGGACCAAATCTTGTATTTACAAACGGTGATGGTGGAGAGTTTCAACTTATTGGAAATTCAATATCAACCACTTACTCATTGAGTAACGGTACAAGTAATCTAACTGTAAACACATCAACAATTAACCTCAGTGCAAATGGCAATGCAAATGTTCTCGTAATATCTGATTATGGTATAAACATAGCCGGTACACTAAGCGCAACTGGAAATGCCGCAGTTAGCGGCATTTTAACAGACAATATCTATTATGCTAATGGCTCTCCGTACGTATTTACTACATCAGCAGCCGGTGCAAATACACAACTACAATTTAATAACAATGGTGTTTTTAGTGCAAGTGCTAATTTAACATTCGATAGTGCTACAAATAACTTAGCAGTAACTGGTAATATTTCAGCAACTAATTTAGCAGTAACTGGCAACGCAGTTGTCACTGGTAACCTATACGTTGATGGTAACTTAATCTACATAAATGTAGAAGAACTATCTGTACAAGATCCAATCATTACACTTAATACTGGCCCCAACGGTGTTCCCCCTGTAGCTAATACAGGTAAAGATGTTGGTACAGCACTATTCTATTATGATACTCAAGCCCGTACTGCGTTTATGGGTTGGGACACAAGCAATAGTGAATTTGCGTTTGGTAGTCAAACAAGTATTTCAAGTGAAGTTGTCACATTTACTACATTGGGTAATGTTCGTGCCCAGACGTTCTCGGGTAATGTAGTAGCTACTACTATCAGTGGTAATTTAACTACCGCAAGTCAGTCAAATATTACTACTGTTGGCACATTGGGTTCATTATCAGTAACCGGTAACGTAGATTCGGGTGCTATTAATACTGGAAATGTAGTTGGTACAGGGACTATAACTGGAAACTACTTAGTTTCTAATAGCGGATGTGTCACAATCGGTGGTGCTACTATAGCAGTTACCGGTAACAATGCGGGTATTTTTGCATCATTAGTTGATGACATAAACTTGGGTCTTGCATCTAACATTGTTATGGGCGGCTCAGCACTAACAGTAACAGTTCAAGGTAACTTGATTTCTAATGTTAATATAACAGCAAATGGTAATGTGTCAGGTAATCTATTGACAGGCACATTAACTACTAACTCACAACCAAACGTTACTAGCGTGGGTACATTGGGTAACTTAAGTGTTACTGGTAGCGTAAATTCAGGTAATATAACAGTAACAAATACCATTGATGCAGTAAACATCAAAGTAACGGATTTGTTCTCTAAACGAACGTCAATTAATATCAGTGCTAATACTGTTATTGATACGTTTCCGATCGCTGAATTCAGATCGGCAAAATACACGATGAGAGCAGGGGATGGTACTGATTATCAAGCGTTAGAAGTTCTTTTAGTTCATAATAACATAAATAGTATTATAACTGTTTATGGAAGTTTATCAACCTCGAACACAGACCTTGTTCTATTTACTACAGATATTAGTGCAGGAAACGTGAATGTCTATGCGACAGCGGTGGGTGCTAATACTAATTTAAACTTAATGGGCACGTATGTTCCAGATTGATAAGGATATAAAATAAAATGACTACAAAAAATTTCGTTGTTAAGAATGGCATTACTACAGGTAACATCACGTTAGATGCTGCCACAGGTAATGTCAGTGCTACAAATGCTAACTTGGGGAATATGCTTATTGCTAACTTCCATAGCGGTAGTGGTAATATGCTTTCTAATATTCAGGGTGCAAATGTTTCCGGAGCAGTACCCACAGCTACAACAGCTGGAACGGTAACTACAAACGCACAACCTAATATAACAAGTGTTGGAACTCTCACAAGCGTATCAGTATCTGGAAATGCAAATATTGGTAATATTGGTACAGGCGGATTAGTCACTGCTACTGGCAATATCACTGGTGGAAATTTAGTTACAGGCGGTGTCATTTCTGCTACAGGTAACGCTAACATAGGTAATATCGGAACAGCAGGCCTTATCACTGCTACAGGTAATATTGGTGGTGGAAATATTGTAACTGGCGGAGTAGTCACCGCTACTGGTAATATCACCGGTGGAAACGTTGTAACAGCAGGCGCTGTTAACGGTGGAACATTAAGTGTAAGTGGTGTAAGTACATTAGGTGCTGTAGCCAACGTAAGAGTCACTGGTGGTTCTAGTGGTCAAGTTATTCAAACAGACGGTGCAGGTAATCTATCATTCGTAACTATTAGTACATCAGGACTTACAAACGGTACAAGTAATATCACTGTTCTAAACAACGGTAATATCAATATGAGTAGCGCCGGCAACGCCAATGTATTGGTTGTTACCGGAACAGGTGCAAACATTACAGGTACATTGAGTGTATCTGGTAACGCTACTGTTGGTAATTTAGTTGCTAGCGGTGGTGGCGGTGGTAATATTACTGGTGCAAATTTAGTTTCTGCTAACTTCTTTACTGGTACATTAACAACAGCCGCACAGCCAAATATTACAAGCACAGGTACATTGGCAAGCTTAAGTGTAACAGCTAACGCTAACATTGGTAACATTGGTACAGGTGGATTGATTACTGCTACTGGTAATATTACTGGTGCTAACTTAGTAACCGGCGGTGTTTTATCTGTTACCGGTAATGCTAACGTAGGAAATTTAGGAACAGCTACATTAGTTGCAACTTCACAAATAAGTGCAACTGGTAACGTTACCGGTGGTAACTTAGTAACCGGTGGTATATTAAGTGTTACTGGTACTGGTGTGAGCAGTATTGCTGGCAACTTAGACATGACCAGCAATAATATCGTTAATCTTGCTACTCCGGTCAACTCAACTGATGCGGCAACTAAGCAATATGTCGATGATGTTGCACAGGGATTGCATATTCACGCTTCTTGTAATGCAGCCACTCAAACTACATTAGCAACTATCTCAGGTGGTACAGTTACATATAACAATGGTACAGCTGGTGTAGGTGCAACATTGACAACAACAGGTTCATATACAACTATTGATGGTGTTACATTGTCAGATGGCATGCGTATTCTTGTTAAGAACGAAGTGTCTGCCGCAAATAATGGTATATATGTTCGCACAAGTTCAACCGTATTAACCCGTGCTACTGACTTTGATACTGCTGCCGAAATTCAAGGCGGTGACTTTACATTCGTTACTGCAGGCACACTATACAACTCAACTGGTTGGGTGCAAATTGACGAAGTTAGTACAGTTGGAACAGATCCAATAGTTTGGGAACAGTTCTCAGGTGCAGGAACCTATCAAGCAGGCACTGGTTTAACATTAACTGGTTCTACTTTCAGTGTAAATGCAAGTCAAACACAAGTTACAGCAGTTGGTACACTAACAAGTTTAAGTGTATCAGGAAATGCTAATATTGGTAATATTGGTACAGGCGGTTTAATCGTTGCGACAGGTAACGTTACCGGTGGAAACTTAACAACCGGTGGATTGATAACAGCAACTGGTAATATTAATGGTGCTAACTTAATAACTGGTGGTATCATTAGTGCGACTGGTAATGCTACTGTTGGTAATATATCTGCAACAACACATACTGGTACTACTGTAAGTGTAACTGGTAATATTGGTGGTGGTAATATTAACACTGCTGGTGCAATATCTGCAACAGGTAATGCTACAGCAGGTAATATCAGTACAACAGGTAGAGTAGGTACCGGAACGTTAACAGTCACTGGTGTAAGTAACTTAGGTGCTGTTGGTAATGTAACAATAACCGGCGGTTCAACTGGTCAAGTATTACAGACAAATGGTTCAGGTGGATTATCATTTGTAACTATTAGCACATCAAGTGTAGCAAATGGTAATAGTAACGTAAGTATTCCGGCGGCAAATGGTAATGTTAATATTTCATCTGCTGGTAATGCAAACGTTTTTGTAGTTACAGGCACTGGTGCAAATATCACAGGTACACTAAGTGTATCTGGTAATTTAATAGCAGGTAACATCTCAACCGCAGGTGGTTCTGGTGGTAATATTAGTAACGCTAATGTAATATCAGCTAACAGCTTTACTGCTACTGGCAACGCTAACGTTGGTAACGTAGTAACAGGTGGATTAATAACAGCTACAGGTAATATTACTGGTGGTAATGTAATAACAGGTGGTATTGTTTCTGCTACAGGTAATGGCACATTTGCTAATATTTCAACTGGTGGTTTGATTACTGCTACAGGTAATATAACTGGTGGCAACTTGATTGGTATTTTTGCAAACGGAAACAGTAATATTAGTATCCCGGCTGCAAATGGAAATATTAATATTTCTGCAGGTGGAACACCAAACGAAATCGTAATCACATCAACTGGTATTAATGTCGCAGGTACATTAAATGCTAATGGTAACGCTAACGTTGGTAATTTAGGAACAGCTGGTATATTTGCTACAACATTGAGTTCTACAGGTAACGCTAACGTTGGTAACATTGGTACAGGTGGATTGATTACAGCTACTGGTAACTTAAATGCAGGTAACTTGATTACTGCAGGTTTAATATCAGCTACAGGTAATGCTAATGCAGGTAATGTTAATACAACCGGTGTATTTGCAACAACGTTAAGCGCAACAGCGAATGCTAACATTGGTAACATTGGTACAGGTGGTTTGATAACTGCTACAGGTAACTTAAATGCAGGCAACATAATAACAGGTGGTATTGTAAGTGCTACGGGTAACGGTACGTTTGGTAATGTATCTGCTACGGGCTACACAGGTGCTACAGTCAGTGTATCGGGAAATGCTAACGTTGGTAATTTGGGTGCTACTGGTGTATTCTCAACAACATTAAGTGCAACAGGTAATGCAACAGTTGGTAACGTATTGTTGAACGGTGGATTACAGAGTAACAGAACAAACGTGTCAGTAACAACAAATACTGTTATTGACCAGTTCGCACCATCAACTTATAGAACAGCTAAATACATTATCAGTGCTTCAAGTGCAAATGGATATCAGTCAGTTGAAGCATTATTAGTACAAGATGGAACAAATAGTTACATAACAATTTATGGATCAATTTCTTCTAACGTAACAGCAGACATTATTGATATTAGTAGTAACATCAATGGTGTATCAGGTAACGTAGCAGTATATGCGACAAGTTCGGGCGGTACTGCAACTGTTAACTTAATAACAACCTACTTGAAAACATAATATGAATTAATTTTCATTTGACAATTTAATACAACAGGGAATATGGAACTGTGGCGACAACTGGATTTATAAAAAATTTCGTAGTTAAGAACGGTATTACAACCGGTCCAATTACACTCGATGCTGGTACTGGTAACATTACCGGAACCAACTTGTCTGTCACAGGTAATTCTGATTTAGGTGCAATAGCTAATGTCCACATTACTGGTGGATCTACTGGTCAAGCTATTATTACAGACGGATCTGGAAATCTAACATTTGGCAATGTATCTGTAGAAGCAGACCCTGCCCCGATGCCAACATATATTGCTGTAGGTAATACAATAACAATCTCAGCAAACTATCAAGGTATATTTGGATATCCAATCACAGTAGATGGTACTATCGTAGTAGATGGTGTTTTAGTAGACGTAAATGATGCTACTGTACCAGCCGGAAACATTAACTTTGTACAGTATAATAACGGTAACATTATGGGTGGGTCATCTACTTTCACTTTTGTTGCGGCAACTGGATTACTTTCTGTCCCTAGTATCACTGCTACAGGTAACATAACTACTAGCGGTGTATTAAGTGCTACTGGTAACGCTAATATTGGGAATGCAATAAATGTAACAGGTAATGTAGTTGGCACTGGGGCTGTTAATGCATTTGGCGATTTAGTCAATAACCCTACGTTCAGCGGTTTAGCGACAAGGTCATTAAATCTTGTTGGTAATAGTGCAGTGATGCGTGTTGCTAGAACAACTACAACAGGCAATCCAGCAGTAGAGTTGCTTGGTTTAGATCCTACCACAGGTGCAACTAATGATTGGTGGGATTTTTTCACAGCCTCTGACACATTTCTTTTACGAAGAAGAACCGGTGGCGCAGCCAATACTTTAATGTCGGCATCTACAGCCGGGGTAAGCTTCCCTACAGGTAATGTAACTGCCACTGGAAACATAACTGGTGCTAACATAATTACAAGCGGGGTAGTAAAAACTACGACATTAACAGTAGCTACTCTGCCTGCTGCCGCAACAGTAGGAGCAGGCTCCCGTTCTTTTGTGACAGATGCAAATACAACGACATTTTTGGCTACAGTGGGAAGTGGTGGAAGCAACGCTGTGCCTGTAGTATCAAACGGAACAGTTTGGATTGTAGGATAAGATATGAATACATTTCAAAAAATGATAAATAAGAGTAATATTTGGTATATTACTGCTTGAAATACAAGGAAAAAAATATGAGTTTAATTTTAAAACAAGAACCAGCTAATACAATAGCAACGCCACCGGCGGGTAAGAGTACACTATTCGTCAATGACAGTAGTGTTATGTCTATTAAAAGCCCGGATGGTAATGTAACAACTTTTCCAACTGTCCAAGGTGCTAATACACAGGTTTTCTTCAATGATGACGGTGCTATTAATGGTAATGCTAACTTAACATTTAATAAAACAACGTCAACAATGACAGTTGCAAATCTATCAGTTACTGGTACATTGAATGCAGGTGATATTAGTGTTTCTTCTATAGCAAACGGTACAAGTAATGTTGACATTATTGGCGTAAGTGGTAACGTCACAACTAGCGTGGCTGGTGTAGCGAATGTATTAGTTGTAACATCAACGGGTGCAAACGTAGCAGGTACATTTAGCGTAAGTGGTAATATTAGTGCAGGTAACGTAAGTGCTACAACATTCACTGGTGCACTATCAGGTGCGGCAACAAGTGCTACGACAGCAGGTACTGTAACGACCGCGGCTCAACCAAATATCACAAGCACAGGTACACTAACAAGTGTTAGTGTATCAGGTAATGCTAATATTGGTAACATTGGTACAGGTGGTTTAATCACTGCAACAGGAAACGTTGGTGCAGGTAATGTTAATACTACCGGTGTATTTGCAACTACATTAAGTGCAACAGCTAATGCTAACGTAGGTAATTTAGGTACAGCTGGATTAATAACTGCTACAGGCAATATTGGTGGTGGTAATATCAATACTGCTGGAGTAATCTCTGCTACTGGTAATGCTACAGCAGGTAATGTTAACTCTGCAGGAACAGTAACAGCATCACGTTTTATATCAAATGTAGCAACAGGCACTGCTCCGTTAACAGTAACAAGTACTACACGTGTTGCAAACTTGAGTGTTGACTATGCTAACGTTAGTGATTTTATCACTGTAGCAGCCGGAACAGGAAATAACTTTATCGTATTCGCAAACGCGGCTACCGGCAATGTATCAGAAGTAACAAGTACAGGTATTACTGCTAACCTATCAACTAACGCTATTACAGCAACTACATTTATTGGTGCACTAAGTGGTGCGGCAACAAGTGCTACTACTGCAGGTACAGTAACAACTGCGGCACAGCCAAATATTACATCAGTCGGTACATTAACTAGTGTATCAGTAAGTGGTAATGCTACTGCTGGCAACTTAGTAACCGGTGGTGCTATCAGTGCAACAGGTAACGCTAATGTTGGTAATATAGGAGCAGCCGCAGGTGTATTTACAACTGTAACAGGTACACTGACAACTGCGGCTCAACCAAACATCACCTCGCTTGGTACACTAACAAGTGCAAGCATATCAGGTAATGCTAATATTGGTAATATTGGTACTGCTGGTTTAATCACAGCTACTGGTAATCTTGGAGCCGGTAACATTAATACAGGTGGTGTAGTATCTGCTACAGGTAATGTTACTGGTGGTAACTTAGTAACAGCTGGTATATTAAGTGTTACTGGTACTGGTGTAAGTAGTATTGCTGGTAACCTAGATATGACTAGCAATACGATTATTAATCTTGCTACTCCAACTAACTCTACTGATGCGGCAACTAAACAATATGTTGATGATGTTGCTCAAGGCTTGCATGTGCATCCTTCTTGTAACGCGGCTACAACTACCACTCTTGCGTCTATATCAGGCGGCACGGTAACTTATAATAATGGTACAGCTGGTGTAGGTGCAACACTAACAACTACTGGTTCATACACAACTATTGACGGTGTTACATTGTCAAATGGTATGCGTATTTTAGTTAAGAATGAAGCAACTACTGCAAATAATGGTATCTATGTAAGAACAAGTTCAACAGTATTAACACGTGCAGATGACTTTAATACTGCTGTTGAAATTGCAGGTGGTGACTTTACCTTCGTTACTGCGGGTACACTATACAACTCAACTGGTTGGGTGCAAATTGATGATGTTACTACAGTTGGAACAGATCCGATTGTATGGGAGCAGTTCTCGGGTGCTGGTACATACCAAGCTGGTACAGGATTAACATTAACAGGTTCTACTTTCAGTGTAAATGCAAGTCAAACACAAATTACAGCAACAGGTACACTAACAAGTTTATCAGTTTCTGGTAATGCTAACGTTGGTAATATTGGAGCAACAGGTGGTGTGTTTACTACTGTAACAGGTACATTAACTACAGCGGCTCAACCAAATATCACAAGTTTAGGCACAATAACTTCATTATCAATCTCTGGCAATGCAAACATTGGTAACATTGGTACAGCTGGAGTAATAACAGCTACAGGTAATATTGGTGGTGGCAATATCAACACAGCCGGCGCAGTAGTAGCAAGCACGTTAACTTCAAACATAGCAACAGGTACTGCACCACTAACAGTTACTTCAACTACACGTGTTAGTAACTTAAACGTTGCGTATGCTAACGTTGCTGATACTATTAATGTAGCAGCCGGAACAGGTAATAACTTTATTATCTTTGCTAATGCGGCAACAGGCAACATTGCAGAATTAACAAGTACAGGTTTAACTGCTAACTTATCTAATAACTCTATTACTGCTACAACATTCGTTGGTGCACTATCAGGTGCGGCAACAAGTGCTACGACAGCAGGTACTGTAACAACGGCAGCACAGCCAAACATTACGTCAACAGGTACATTAACAAGTTTAGCAGTAACTGGTAATATCAGTGCAGGCAACGTAAGTGCTACGACATTTACAGGTGCATTATCAGGTGCGGCTACTACTGCAGGTTCAGTAACTACTGCGGCACAAGGTAACATTACAAGTGTTGGTACATTAACTGGTTTAGGAGTTAACGGAACTATAACCGGCGTGAACATTACAGCAAATACAGGTGTGTTTACAGGTAATGGTTCATCACTTACTGCATTAAATGCAAGTAATGTTTCAACAGGTACATTGGCTCAAGCAAGATTAGCTAATGCAGCCGTTACTCTTGGTAGCACTGCACTAACATTAGGTTCTACAGTAACAACTGTAGCAGGCTTGACAAGTGTAACATCAACAACATTTGTTGGCGCATTGACTGGCGCCGCATCAAGTGCTACTACAGCCGGTACTGTAACAACTGCGGCACAACCTAACATTACTTCAGTTGGCACATTAACAAGTTTAAGTTCAAGTGGTAATGTAACTAGTGCAAATTTAGTAACAGGTGGTTTATTAACAGTAACAGGTAATGCTACAGTTGGTAACTTGATTGCAGGTTCAGGTGGCGGTGGTAACATTACTGGTGCTAACTTAGTATCTGCTAACTTCTTCACTGGTACATTAACTACAGCGGCACAACCTAATATTACATCAGTTGGTACATTGACAGCATTAACACTAGGTGGTACATTAACGGGTGCAGTTCAAATTGGTACAGGCACAGCAACTCACTTTGGTACGACTTTAACAACTGGTGCAAACTCTACAGCAGGTACAATTACTGGTAACTGGTCATTAAGTGCTGGTTCAAGATTGAATGCTACATATGCTGACTTGGCAGAGAAATACACTGCTGATGCTGATTATGAGCCGGGCACACTTCTAGTATTTGGCGGTAACGAAGAAGTCACTATATCAACAGAATCAGATTCATTTAGGGTAGCTGGTGTTGTAACAACTAACCCAGCATATACTATGAATAATGATTGTGAGGGTGAACACGTTGCTACTATCGCTCTACAAGGTCGTGCACCGGTTAAAGTATTAGGCCCAGTATACAAAGGTGACTTATTAGTATCAAGTGCAAATGGATATGCTACAGCAAATAATTTAGCACGTGCAGGTACTATTATCGGTAAATCATTAGAAAACTTTACTGATGCAACTGGTACTATTGAAGTAGCAGTTGGTCGATTCTAATACAATTTCACACTGTACTGTCTAAATGATAAGTACAGTGTGATGAATGTATTCCAATTAAACTATAATACCAGATTACAAAACTGGTACGACTTAAGACAAACTCTCCAAAACGCAGACAATGCAACCAAATGTTTAGAAATAGACAACTGGTGGCAACCTGCCCCACTAGTAAACCATTATCTACATCCACACGAAGTAGAAGTTTGGCCAGGGCCATGGGAGTTACTGAATGATAATGAATATTGTCAATTAGCTAGGGGTTTGGGTATGATATATACTCTTTTACTATTGGGTATCAAAGACATTGACTTTTGCTTAGGAAAAGACGATAATAATGAAGATGTAGCATTAGTCCTAGTTGATAACGCAAAATATATAATGAATTACTGGCCTGATACGGTCATAAGTAATACACTAAAAGATTTTAAAATAGTAAGCAACATAGATTTAAAAACAATAATTACAAAAATAGGTAACATATGAAGATATACGTAACAAAACGTTCCGGGGTAAAAGAGCCACTCAATTTAGAAAAATGGCAAGCACAAGTAGCAAAAGTATGTAAAGGGATAGCAGATGTTAGCCCTTCAATGATAGAAATAAAATCTCAACTACATTTTTATGATGGTATCACAACTAAACAAATTGATGGAATTACATTACGTGCCATCGTTGATTTAATTGATGTAGAAAACAATAGTGATGTTGGTCATGTTAACTACCAATATGTAGCAGGAAAACAGCGTGTATCTATGCTACGCAAAGATGTATATGGCTCATATGAAGTTCCACATCTTTATGAAATAGTTAAAAAGAATGTAGCCACTGGTCTTTACACTAATGAATTATTAACTTGGTATAGTGAAGAAGATTGGAACAAGATGAATGATATGTTGGATCATTCTAAAGACGAACAATACAGTTATGCCGCCATTGAACAACTGATTGAAAAGTACCTAGTAAAGAATCGTTCAACGAAAGAAATATATGAAACTCCACAAATTAGATACATGGTGGCAGCCGCTACAGTCTTTCATAGTGAAGAACCTAATAACGCCCGTATGCGTTATATCAAAGAATATTATAATGCAGCCAGTGATGGGTTGTTCACTCTTGCTACTCCTGTTCTCGCTGGTCTTGGGACTCCTACTAAACAGTTTAGTAGTTGCGTACTTATCCGCAGTGACGATGATTTGGACAGTATATTTGCTTCAGGTGAAATGATGGCTAAATATGCTAGTAAACGTGCTGGCATTGGCTTAGAGATTGGCAGACTACGACCATTAGGTAGTCCTATTCGTGGTGGCGAGATTATGCACACCGGCATGATACCATTCTTAAAGAAATGGTTCGGCGATTTACGTAGTTGCAGTCAAGGAGGTATTCGTAATGCAAGTGCTACTGTTTTTTATCCTATTTGGCATCATCAGTTTGATGACCTTATTGTTCTTAAGAACAACCAAGGAACCGACGAAACCCGAGTCCGTCATATGGATTATGGGGTTGTGCTTAGTGCTTTCTTCTGGAGAAGATTTAAAAACAAAGAACAAATAACATTCTTTGATCCAAATGAAGTTCCTGATTTATATCAAGCATTCTATAGTAATACAGAACTGTTTGAAGAACTCTATGTGAAATACGAAAAGCAATCAGGCTTACGTAAGAAAACAATGAGTGCTGAAGAAGTATTCAAGTCAGGCATTCTTAAAGAGCGCACAGATACAGGACGTATCTACTTAGTGTTCGTTGATAACGTAATGAATCAAGGACCATTTGATCCTGAATATCATACAATTTACCAGAGTAATCTTTGCTGTGAAATACTTTTACCTACTAAATCCTTTAAACGTTTGGATGACAGCGATGGTCGTATCGCACTTTGCACTTTGGGCTCAATCAATTGGGGTGCGTTCCGTAACCCAGAAGACATGCGCCGTGCTTGCCGTATACTGCATCGTAGCCTCAACAATATTCTTGACTATCAAGACTTTCTTTCCATCCAGTCTAAACTATCCAACGACGAAATCAGACCACTCGGGATCGGCATCACCAACCTTGCCTACTGGCACGCCAAGCGAAGCCTCAAGTACGGAGAAAAAGACGCACTGGCTGAAGTCAAGACGTGGATGGAACACTTATCCTTCTACTTAACTGAAGCAAGTGTAGAGCTAGCACAAGAACGTGGACGTTGCGAACATAGTGATAAGACACGTTATGGTCAAGGTGTATTCCCCTGGGAGTTACGTGCTAAAGGTGTCAATGAATTAGCTAACTTTGAACCCGAATTAAATTGGGAAGGACTACGTGCTATGATGCGTAGTTATGGTGTCCGTAATGCTACACAAATGGCAGTAGCTCCTGTAGAATCTAGTTCAGTAGTTATTAACAGTACTAACGGTATTGAAATGCCAATGAGCTTAATCTCAGTTAAAGAAAGCAAAGCAGGGTCGTTTGTACAAGTTGTTCCAGAATATCATAGACTGAAAAACAAATACCAAATGATGTGGGATCAAAAAGACTGTGATGGTTATTTAAAGACAGCGGCAGTGATTGCAGCCTATGTTGACCAAAGCATAAGTACTAATACGTTTTATAATCCAGCACATTTCCCTGAACGTAAAGTACCAACAACATTGATTGCTAAGAACTTAATGCAGGCACACTACTGGGGACTAAAGACATTCTACTATAGCTTGATTAACAAAGCTGGTAGTAAGAGCCAAGATGAAACTGTATTAGATTTGCCAAGCGGCTTTAATGATATGGATGAAGAAGATTGCGAGGCATGTAAATTATGAGTAAACAACAATATAACTTAAACACTAAAACAGATTATTTGAATAGAAAAATGTTTTTGGACCCGGAAGGTCCCGTAACCATTCAAAGATTTGAAGAAGTAAAATATAAAAAGATTGCAGACTTTGAAACAACGGCACGAGGTTTTTTCTGGGTACCAGAAGAAGTTAGTCTTACTAAAGATGCAAATGATTTTAAAGAAGCAAGTGATGCAGTTAAGCATATCTTTACTAGTAACCTATTGAGGCAAACTGCATTAGATAGTTTACAAGGTCGTGCACCAAGCCAAGTGTTCACTCCAGTAGTATCATTACCTGAACTAGAAGCATTGATTTATAACTGGAGTTTCTTTGAGACTAACATTCATAGTCGCAGTTACAGTCATATCATTCGTAACATCTATAATGTACCTAAAGATGTATTTAATACTATACATGATACAAAAGAAATTGTAGACATGGCAAGTAGTGTTGGTCGTTACTATGATGAACTGCACAAAGTTAATTGTCGCAAAGAGTTAGGTCAAGATGTGAACGAGAAAGAACACATCAAAGCAATTTATATGGCATTACACGCCAGTTACGCATTGGAAGCATTCCGCTTTATGGTATCATTCGCTACATCGTTAGCAATGGTTGAGAACAAAATCTTTATTGGTAATGGCAATATTATCAGTTTAATTCTCCAAGATGAACTTCTCCATAAAGGCTGGACTGCCTACCTTATTAACCAAGTAGTAAAAGAAGATAGTCGTTTTGCACAAGTTAAATCTGAATGTGAAAGTGAAGTCTATCAACTCTACTTGGATGTTATACGTGAAGAAAAAGAGTGGGCAGAGTATTTGTTTAAGATGGGTCCAGTCATTGGATTGAATGCAACTGTGTTGAAAGACTTTGTTGATTACACTGCTGTATCTGCATTAAAAGAAATTGGTATTAGATATAATAATCCCGCACCTAAAACAACACCTATTCCTTGGTTCAACAAACACGTTGATACAAGTAAGAAACAAACAGCATTACAAGAAAACGAATCAACCAACTATGTCATCGGTGTGATGACTGACAGTATTGATTACGAAGAATTACCAACTATTTAAAAGGAAATAAAATGACAGCAATCGTATGGAGTAAGTACCACTGTCCTTATTGCGACCAAGCAAAGGCACTATTAAAAAGTAAAGGTATACAATTTGAAGAACGTAAGATCGGAGATGGATATACCAAAGAAGAATTGCTAGAAGCAATCCCGTCAGCAAGAACAGTACCGCAAATCATATTAGATGGCGTACTAATCGGTGGTTTCACTGAACTCAAACAAAAATTAACAGAAAGTAACTAATGCAAATAGCAATACAACCAAACACAGTATACACATTTAAACTCAACTCAGGAGAAGAACTAATCGCTAAGGTTATCCAAACAGGTAGTGAGTTCATTCAAATTGAAGAACCTGTCTCTATTGCACCCACACAACAGGGTATGCAAATGATTCCTAGTGTTTTCACTGCAAATCCGAAGGGTGAATTTAAGCTAAATACTACTAGTATTGCTCTTTATGCTGAAACTGACGATAGTGTTAGAATGAAGTATTTAGAAGCAACAACTGGTATCAAAATACCAGATAAGAAAATTGTATTAGGATAAAATGGCAAAACTAAGTCGTGTGGGTGATAAAAATCAAGAAGGCGGTGCAATACAGCGAGG